CGCCTACACCAAAGCCTGAAAATCCACCGGTGTCTACCAAACTGTTGTTACCCGAATTAGTAAGTCCATTGCCCGTGATCTGCACGCCGTCTGTCGTCTCGGCGGTCGTAATACTTACTCCAGTAGTCCACCCGTCCGGCGTGCTGCCAGTAAAGTCTGTGAACTCGCCGTGAGACAACGTGTCTACCGCGCTACCCGCCTGAGTCGCCCACGTCGGCAGCTCGCCGGTGGTGCCCCACGTTGCGGATTCGTCGGTGCTGAGTGCGCCGATAATTGCTCGCACGTAGGGAACGCGGCCAGAGGGCCAATCGAGACCAAATCCCACATACGTTGTCGCTACGTTGTTTGGCATCCAGTTGGACCCAGTGCCGAGAGTCTCTATCGTGAACGAACTAGAAACATCGACACCGTTAATTTCAAAACGCGGTTTTGTTGAGCTATTACCTTCGGTGAATATGATAGCAACTGAAAGTCCTTTGACCCCAGAATAATCAGCACGAAATCCGCTGTAATTATACCGCTCCCACTGGGTCGAACTTGCGTTGTTTTGCTGAATCCGCAAATTCCCGTCTGTAAATAGACTAAAAATAAAAACGCCCTCCTCTGTAAAATCTAACGGGAACTGAGAATTTGCATAAAATAATCGAGCGGTGGCACTTATATTAGCAGACGGCACGTCAAGCACTGCCAAAATTGTAAGGGGCAAACTCGTCACCGCGCCAATTGCGCCCGGCGTGAGGATCTCACCACGGTTCGCCGTCGCGCCGTCGCTGATGCCGTAGCCTGCCATTTGCCGGGCGGCGAATTGCGGGCCGACCACGTCCTGAAGCCCAATGCGGTCCCGCATCTGTTCCTGTGATGCCGATTGCATGAATGCATGAATGTCACTGCCTACTGTAATGTCTGCCATTTGATTTCCTTCTTAGATTGGTTGATAGTAAAGTGCTGATCCGTCTGGTTGCAGGTAGCGATCCGCGCCTCCCGGTTGCAGGTAGAGTTCCGTTCCGTCCGGTCCCCCTGAGGAGGAATCCATGACTAGATTGAGTCCGACTCCAATGGAGAGCATTAGAGTAAAGCAATGATGCTGGTTGCGGTCGTGCCAGTGCTCTTGATCACGTGGCCACCAATGGGTTGTGCTACCCCGGCAACTACACTCACGAACACGTGGCTGACTCCCTTTTCATCGATGGTGGCCACGTCGCCACTGATTCCGACATAGATCCCTCGAAAGGGAACGGTCCTGCCGTCTGAGTTGGATAAGACCGGATTGCTGTCGTGCGGTGTTACGTTGATCTGTGACCGGGATGATTCGTTGATGTCTCTCATGATTTTTTTGGTAGGTTAGACTGCAATTCTGTGAGCGATGATATGTCCTGATGGCCCTTCTGCGCTGCCCACGTCTAGCTGCTGTGCCTCGCAGAAAACTTTGAACCGGACTACATGGGTCTCTCCCGCAGGAATCGTGATGGTTCCACTCACATTGAGACCTGTTCGGGTCTGTGCTTCATGGACTGCTGGGCCACCCCCAAACGCTACGTCATCCGTGTCGTCATAGAACTGAGCCCACACTGTATCTGCGGCATCCGAGGTGCGGGCGGTGACCCCGCCTGAAAGTATCCACTTGCCCTCGGTCAGCTCCACATAAGGAGCGCGTTGGGCATCGAACACCACGTCCGCACCAGACCCCCCTCCCTCCTTGGTCACATTGATAGCATCAGCAAGGCTACTCTCCACGGTGAGCGACCCATCCACGGTGCCGTCATCCTTCAGTGACAGGACTGTTCCCGTTGAATCCCAGCCAAGGAGCTTATTCGCCCGGGATGCTGCTGCTGCGAGCTGCATGTTGGCACCACCAATCTCTTGGGCCGGTAGGCGCAAGCTGCGTGTCAGGATCTCCTCAAGGCGCTGGATGGTCATGGCTATTGAGTCGAGTGCCAGCTCAACCGTGGCGCTTGGGTATCGGCCAAGGTTGTCAAACGTCTGCTCCTGCTTCCAAGGGATCAACCGAAGGATGGTGATCGCTGATCCAATGATCAACCCATTGCCACTTGTGGGCACTGTGGTCAGGGTGCCACCTCCCGGCGCTCCCTCGCCTGAAAGGGTGTAGTCAGTGGTCTCAACGAGCACCGTGCCGTCACTTTTGATGAGCAGCACGTGGGAGGCATCCACGAAATAAAAGATGGCGATGTCTTGAGCAGCTGATGTCAGCGTCACATCTACACGGTTGGTTTCGGATGATAGGCTCATGGCGGTATCGACAAGCTGGATGCGTTTTTTCGGGATTGCGACTATCGATTGCGCTTCGATCCTTCACGCTCTTCACGCCGCTTCTGGATCTTGTCCGCGCCTGCACCGAAATGCCAGTAATACGGTGATCCAGCGAACGGGAGAATGCGCCAGAAGTCGAAGTCCCCGGGCTTAATTTCATCACCGTCCTCGATCTTAGACCATGAATCAAATAGGTCCATGACCGGGAACTGGATGAATGGTGCCGGCGGCAATGCGAGCAGGGCCACCGACTCAATCGGGTTTTGCCTGTAGCGGAAGTTCCACAGATGCCAGCGACTCACTCCAGAGAGCTTGAATAGGTTGTCCACCATCAGGTCACTGAGCTGGGGATCTCTGCCCATCAGCCAATCCTTGAGCCAGTCAACCGGGACGTTGATCAGGTAGAGCACTCCCATCAGTCGGATCAGGTTGGCCATGCCCTGTGCCTTCTGACTGGCGTTGCCCGTAACCATCATGTCGATACCCTCACGACGGAAGGCCTCGAGTTGCTTGAGAGTGAATGTCTTGAGCATGTAGAACACCCGACCATTTGGATTGGTGAGGTAGGATTCTGGATACTCCGACAGGCTGATCGGTTGGTAGTCGGCCAGCGTGCTGTAGACCGCGAACAGGACGTCCGAGGACTCCTTGCCAGCTGCGAGATCCGCCACCACCTGTGCGCCTTGCGCCTCACCAAACGAGGTGTTGATGCGGGCGATGGTCTTGGGACTCAGTTTCCCCTTCTTGGCTTCACGCTGCATGCTTCTCAGCTTCGCGTTGACCAAGGTTTCCTTACCGATCCGGTCGATGTAGCTCAGGCCCGTCAGCTTGAACGTCATCTCCAGAGCGCGGTTCATCTTGGTCTTATCCCGAAATTCTTCGGCGATGTTCTCGATGCCCATAGTTTCCTTGGTGACCTTCGACTTACCTGCAACCGCAGTTCCAGCCGCAATGGCAGTGTCCCAGACTCCTGACTCGTAGATGGAAAACGCGAGATCGCCCAGCTGAGTGAGTGCCGATGTGACCTGCCCCATGGTGGTGATGTAGCCAATGGTCTTGAACATCTTGATGACACCACTGGTGATGCCTTGGTTGAATCGGCCTTCCAAGATCGCGATCACTTCACGCTGACTTTGGCCATCCAGCTCTCCACTGGATACCAGCGAATCAACCAGCCCGCCGATGGATGCATCTAGGGCCAGCTTCTTGCTCGACTTAACTCCACTGATAGTCGGGGTATCCACGGCGTAATTACCGAAGAATCGGCGCTTCTCGATGGCGGCATTGGTGCTGTCGATGTAGCCAAGCAGGGCTTGGATCGAGTCTGCGTAGAATGCGTTGGCATCCACATCGACGACGTCCGTCTTGCGTCCCTTGAAGTTGCCCGGGATCGATCCCTTGCGACCGAGTCCTTGCAGGGTTCGGTTGACTACCTCCATGCGTTCTTCGTCGGTCAGGACTCTGCCCATCAGTGCTGCCTTCTTCGATGCTTCCTTAACTGCACGATCTACCACGCCACCTTCTGGCTTCCCGTAGTAGTGTGCTCGGAGTCCATCGAGGTCCATGACCTTGCGCGGGAAGTAGTCGGTGAGCTCACCAATCTCGTATCCTGCGGCAAGGCCTCGCTTACGGGTGTCTGCCAGCACTGCTTGCACTTCTGCGTAGGCTTCGCGTAGATCAAACGCCTGAAGGATCTGGTCCCGGGTTTGCGTGTCACCATTCTTTAACGCGAGATCCAAGATCAGTGCTTCGTTCTGACCCAACTTGGCGAATGCATCGACGAACGGTTTGATCTTGTCGAAATCCGCCTTGATCGCTCTGCCCGTGTCGAACTCGAAGCGACGAAGCCGGGCCGCAAGGGTGGGTGCGAATCGATGTAGCCGGCCGGTGATTGGAATGAGTAGGCGAGCAGCCATGCTGGACTCTGCCGTGCGCTTGGCACGCTTCACCCGGGTGGGGAGTGTCTCACCCATCCTGATACGCCGGACCAGCTCTGCCGTGGCATCCTGTGCCTTGCTGCGGATCTTCTCAGCATCAGCCTGCAATGACTGCTCTTCGTTCTGAGGCACGCCTGTCAGGCCGAACACCACGTCCTCCTTGGATACCAAGCTGAAGGTGGAGTCTTCGTTGTCTGACAACTCCTCTTCCATGTCATCCAGTTGGTCCTCTGCATCACGACGGCTCACCATTGCACCATCCAAGTAATCGGCAGGCTTGGCCGCACCTTTGGCGACACCGTGGTCTAAGAATAGATTCTTCTCACGATACCACACGATGGCCTGCATGTCTGCCACGGTGAGCTTGAAGCCGAGATCCTTCAGCTTCTGCTGAGCATTCAGCACGATGGCTTCGAACCAACCGCGCTCCGTTTTGTTTTGGGGAGCTGCCTTCATGCTGGCGTGGATCTGGATGGTGCGGGCTGCTTTCTCAATGGCATACCCATCGGCGAACTTGGCGTATCCCTTTTTAGCATACTCATTCTTCTGACTCCATCGGGTAAACAGCTTAACCGCCGCTCGGACAGTGTGCTCACCACCACGGTTGGCTTCCTTCATGTCCAAGCCATAGGTGCGAGTGCCGGGCTTGTTCAGCTCTGCACGGAATGCTGCTACCATCTTCTTTGATTTGGGTGTATCCAGAGGCAGGACCGACTCACCAACGTAGCGATGCATCGTGCGGGTATACCACAGATCCATGGTGATGGTATCGAAGCGCCCACGGAGGTTGTTGAAGAACGATCCGATCTTGGGACCAAGCACTCGGTTACCTCGCACAATCTCCGAAAGGGTGACCCCATCTGGAGCTGCCCCGAACATCTCCTTCAGTTGTCCGCCGGTCACTTCCTTGTCCATGAACTCGCGGAACCCATCGAGGCCATACTCCGCGATGATGCTATTCATCGTTGCGAGGTTGTCGTTGATCGGTTTCTTGGCGGCGGCGAACTTGGTGTCAGTCGGCAGGACTCCGTTCTTCTTGTAGCTTTCGTAAACCTTACGCGCATACTTGAAGTTCAGGATCACATTGTTGCCCTGTGAGGTCGCTGCCAGTGCTCCAATAAAGACGGTCATGGCATTAGGGTCTTCGGAGAACTCTGGAAAGATCTTCATCAATTCCCTGAACGTCTCTTGCACCCGCTCATCATACCACCCCATCCCTGAACCGTCAGTGCTTAGTCCATCAATGATGTCATAGGCCAGCGTGGTCCCACCATTGGTGATGCCCTCTTGGCTTCCTACTTCGTAGGCACCGACCTCGGTGTTTTCCTTGAACCGGGCATCTAGCCACAGACCGTAGTCGCGGATGGTGTCGAACTTGATTGAGCCCAGTTCTTGATCGATCTTCGCCGCCGACTCTGGAGGAACAGGAAGGGACTTGAGCACCTTCTTGGCTTTGCGGGCGACCTTCGCCGCTGCCGCCTGCTTCTTTATTCTCCGCTCTGCTCTAGATACAACTTCGTTGAGGGCTTCTTGCTGTTGCCCGGCAGGGAGCTTGCTTGCACGAACCCGCGCCTCTCCAGCGATGCTTTCATATCTGCCACGCTCATCGGATGGGAACTCGGCCCGGCCCTGCCCCTGCGTAGGGATCTCCCCAACGCTAATGCTTCCTTTCTTGGTTGCTTTCTTAATAAAGGCTTCGACATGTCCATGCATCTCATCATCTGGGGACTTTAAGACAAGTGTGAATCGTCGGTTGGCTACGTCGTAGCTGAAGGCGGGCACCTTGCCCCGGTTCCAGTCCTTCGCAATAGCGGTCGCTGCTGCATCATTGGCCACGGTGAAGGTAATGATCTGATCCGGCCCGTTCTCGTCGTCTTGCCACACTAGCGCCGAGTTCTGAAGCTCTGGTGCGCTTGCTGCCACTAGTCCGGCCATCTCTGCACCGATTTCCATGTCGTCGGTGTCAAACTCGACCACTTCCGGCACCTCAAGGCTCACTTTTCCTCGCTCGGTCCATCCACCGATGACCGGGAAGCGGGCGGTGATCTTCACACCATACGCTGCTGCCACGTCATCGAAGATCTGCTGAAGGTGGATGAACTTTGCCGATCCTGATCGCTTGAGCAGTTCGGCCTTGGTCAGTTTCGGCACCGTATCCACTCGGACGGGTGCGACGGTGACACGGAGGCTGAACGACGTGTCGGCTACGTCAGGATCCACCGACTCGCGAGGGTTGATGTGGTCACCTGCGTTACCTGCTCGACCATCAAGCCATGTCCATTCCGGCATGAGCCCCGTCTTCTGCTCAGCGAATACCGTGTCGAACACCTTTGCCGTCTTGTTGGTTTCGCCATGCGGCCCGAAGTTAAGCCAGCTGTTCTGGCCCCGGGTCTCGCTGGTGAGAGCACCCACGGCGCTTCCCCTGAACAGGCGGACGTGTGCCTGCCATGCGTTCTCCTCACCCCGGGCACGGAAGCCTGCTCCCTCGATACCATGGCCAAAGGCATCATGGACTGCTCGGAACAGGTCATTAGCCAGCACTCGCTTCATTGGCCCATCCTTACCGAAGCGCCACGTGATCCCGGTGTCCGACAGTAGGGGGTTTTCTGAGGTATCTACCGTGGTGGATTCATCGCTACCAAACCCAGCCTCCGTGGCGTAGACTGCCATGCGCTTGTTGGCCCGCAGGTCACGCATCGCATTCCATGGGTTGCCGGCGTAAGGATCGTTGCTGTCATCGACCAGATAGAACTCGTAGCCAGCTGCCTCAAGGGCGCGATACTGGGCGGCGGTCTGGGTGATCAGGTTCTGGTAAGCCTCTGCCACCACCGGGTCACCCGGGGCGTGCTTCATCTTGTCGTAGGCCTGAGCGATCTTCGCCGCTCGGTCTTTGTCTACGTGAACGAACTCTGCCTGACGGTGAAGAGGGAGGCCAAGGCTCTTGGCATACTCCTCCACTACACTGACGAGGTTCAGGTCCGGTCCGGTCGCGCCTTCAATAGCTGGCGCACCTTCAAGCGGCGTAAGGACTCCGCTGCCGTATCTTTCTGCTCCGTCTGTTCCGGTGTCTCCGGTAGTGCGTCGGGCATTGGCTGGCTGAGAGTCTCCTGTAGTTCCTTTGTCATATCTTGGGGTCCGTTGTGCCCCAGTGCCATCCGGTTGTCCATCACTGTCTCCAACAGAGAAGGTGATGTCGGGATTGGCTGGATCGTAGGTGCCACGGTTGCCGGTGGCGCTCTTGATCTGAGTCGGCTCGAAGACAACAAACATCGAAGTGCCTGCAGCCTTTCCGGTGCCGGTAACAACGATGCCGTCGTGCCCACCCCGCTTGGCCTTATCCTGTATGTCCTGCCAGCTCTGATCGTAAAAAGACTGAGGCCACTTGCCGCCCGACTTCCGAACATACGGGTTAGTAATTCTAAGATACACCGGGACGATATTCTCCCTCGCATTGGCTCTGGCGTCCCAGATACCTGCCTCAAAGGCGGAATCTTCTGCCTCCAGCGGGTTGGTTGTGAAGAAGAAACCTTCGCGTCCCTCAAACTGAGATGACGACGGTCCATCACCTTGGCGGCTTTTGTTAAACTCTGCGAAGGACGATGACGTCCCATGGTAAACCACTTTTGGCTTTCCGGCATCATTCACGACCTTGCTGTCCCCAAACCACTTGTTGAATGCAGGCGATCCAACAGAGAAGGTGATGTCAGGATCGACTGGATCGTAGGTTCCTCGGTTGCCGGTGGCGCTCTTGATCTGCGCGGGCTCGAAGACGACATAGATTGTCCCCTCTTCCCCCCCAGTGCTATCTGGTCCGCCGTCCGACACGTTGTGGATGATGAGCCCATCTGCCTCCATATCCCTAGCGTCCCGAGCCCAACTGTCAGTGGATTTTCCCCAAGACCTAGTAAACTTCGATGCCTTCCCTTCGTCTACTGCCGCCTGCGCTTCACTTTCCGTGTAGACCGTGTCGAATGTATCACCATCTTCGTCGAAGAGATCGAACCCTTCCGATATGTCGTCCCAATTTTGCCCCTTGGCGTCGATAATGATAGGGTCTTTAAGCGCCAAATAAACTTCGTAAACCCCTGAGAAAGCCTCTGGCTGCAAGTTATCAACTGCTTCGTCCAGAGCGTCCTCCCGGGAGGATCCCTCGAAGGTTTCCCCGTCAGGATTCGTCGCAATCCATATGTCATATCTTTCGTCAAATTCCACTTCAATACCGTGGCGTTCTGGGTCTTTTCGGATTTTCTCCAACGAAGGTGGATCCTCAACGCCGCTTCTACCCGAATACGTTTTTGCAGTGAACAGATCATCCGTGAAAAAGGCACCTGTTCTGGCAGTCTTACCCTTTCCATCGGTGTCAAATTCCGTGAATCCCAGCTGAGTGCTCCCATGGTAAACCACTTTTGGCTTTCCGGCATCATTCACGACCTTGCTGTCCCCAAACCACTTGTTGAATGCAGGCGATCCAACAGAGAAGGTGATGTCAGGATCGACTGGATCGTAGGTGCCACGGTTGCCGGTGGCGCTCTTGATCTGAGTCGGCTCGAAGGCAACGTAAACCGGGAAGGAAATAGCCTTCGGGTCATCACGGTCTAGGATCTTCAGCCCTTGGGTCTTATGGACTTTTTTAGCGGTTGTTTCACGTGTGATTATTCCATCATAGCCCTGACGTTGAAGATCGAGCTTAGCTGTCGGGCTGATGTTCCCACTGAACCCTCGGGCCGCGCCGAATGTCTGCCCTTTCTCGATATAACGGGCAAGGTCATCCACGTGATCTACAACGAGTGGATTCTTGATGCTAAGATAGACCGGGATCGACTTCGGTTGGTTGGGTTCTCCCCGGTATGATTGATTTGATTGGAATCGTTGTCCGTATTCCGTGAATAAATTAGCACCTGTAATGTCGGAAAAATAGAACCCGTAGCCTGCTTTACCAAACCGTTGTTCACTTACGTCAAAGCTGCTGATTCCGCCATCAGCCGAAAATACGTTTCCATGGACCACCACTTTCGGCTTTCCGTCAGCGTCCACCACCTTGCTGTCTCCAAACCACTTCTTGAATGCTACTGAGTTCGTAGCCGGTGCCACGCTGAACGACACATCCCCGTAGCCCTCTTCATCAAGGATGCGCTGAGCCTGCACACTGATCTCTGCGGTTATGCCGTAGACTGGCTCGATCTCTGCCTGAGCCCGTTGCAGCATGATGGCAGTCAGCTCTTCCTCACGGGACAGCTTGTGCTTCAACCGCTGGTAATTCTCCAGTGACTCACGCTCTGCCGCTTCGGGCTTGATCATAGCAAACACCTCTTCCAGTTCCGCCTGCTTCTTCGCCCTCCCCCGGTCTACTGCTGCTGCCACTGCCTCTGCTTTGGGAGTGAGGCCAAGCGCACCCTTGAGCGCCTGCTCTAGCTCGGTATTCAATTTACCATCACGCTGCATCTTGGTCATCTTCGCGGCCATCTTCATGACCTGCCTGAGGTGATCACCAAGCATGCGAAGGAACCCACCCCAGCTCTTCGGCATGTTGTCTGCCTTGCGGTTGCTCACTGCGTAGTCGACGACCCGGGCGCTGAACCATTCCACCAAGCCCTGCTTGCTGTTGGTGCCGGGGGCAATCCCTGCTTTCGCATCGTATTCGGTTCTCCATGACTGAAGCTCATCGAGACTCAAGTCACCAATCTTCAGGCGCTTCTTCACGTAACCCTCTGAGACTTCCTCGATCACCGTGAATGCGTTGCCGCCTCTCCAGATCTTGGATACATCAGTCTCCACGTTGTTACGGTATTCGGTGATATTGTTTCCCAGAACTACCATATCCCGTGGGTTCGTGCCCTCTGGGATGTTGGCACCGTTCTCGATGGCGATCTTCATGCGCTCCTCTGCCTTCTTTATGTCGGCCAAACCTGCGTCAATGAAGTCACCCATGGTTCGCTCCTCCTCCTCGAACTCGATCACCTTGGTCTCGTCATCGAATCGCTTGGTGAGTTCGTTCGCCACCTCCTGTGCCGCTTTCTTGGATACCTGCGCTTTGAACCGCTCCAAGAACTGGACGTGCTCTTGATTCGAGAGGTTGATGGCGAAGATATTTCCTTCCTTGTCCTTCAGGACGGGCACCCCTTTGACGTTACCTAAGGTCATGCCCGCTGCTTCCATGCCCTCGGTTGCCGTAAACTGTTCGTTGATCAGCTTCTTGTTGTATTCCCGCTGAGCGACCACGTCACCATTGACCGCTGCCACCAGTAGCTTGCCGCTCTCTGCGTCTGGTGCGGATGCCATCAGTTCCTCATCGCTCTTGATCTTGCGCAATGCGTTGAACTCTGGACCTGTTAGCGGGTTGCCGTCCTTGGCTACAACCATGGCACCTTCGGCCTTGGTTGCTGCTGCGGAGTCCATTGATTCAGCGATGGCGATAGGGCCACCAAACAGAGCGCCCATGGTAGCACCCGCGACCATTTCGAACAGACGGCGCTCTGCTGCATCACCGGTGATGATCATGCGCTTCTCGTCATAGGTCAGGCTTGCGATCATGTCGCCCCATGCTCCCTGAGCAGGCTCGGTCCATGCTTCACCTATTGACGATTCCACGACCCGTTTCCCCACGTTCTTGAGGTAGTCCCCGAACATGACCTTCCCTCCCACCTTGGCTGTGGCTTTCATCGCCGAGGCCAGCACCTTCTCGATACCTACATACCGCTCAAGGATCATCTGGGGGACCGCAGACGCTAGGTTGGTTGCTACGCCTTGTTGTGGGTCATACGTGCCGCCTTGCTCCTCGATCGCCCGCTTCTGGTCCATCTCAGCCTCCCCGAAGAACACCGACTCCATCGCTGCCAATCCACCCGGCCCCATCATCCCCAGAACCGCAGTTGCTGGGACACCTCCTGCCATTTGCGCGAACTTACCGAGGGTCGTTTCCGCGAACTCAGGATCGATCCCGTAGTAGTGGTTCATCTCCTCAGCCATCTCGTAGAGGGTGTCGGAGTTCTTGCGGACCTGCTTGGCCTTCTCTGCCCGCTCTGGGTTCTCCGATTCGAAATCCTCCGTTGCCTTCGACCACGCTCGCATGTTGACGATATGCTCCTTGTCCAAGCGGGTGCGTATGCCTCTCATGCGCTTCTCGTTTGCCTCGAGCTGGGGATCGTAGGCAGCAGGGTTGAAGTAGCTGCCCTCTTCATCTCGAACCGAGCTGAACTGATAGGGATCCTCCATCTCTTTGTTGCGGCGGGCCAGCGTGGCATACTCACCATCACTCATGGGATCCGGTGCCTGTGGCATGGTCGGTCCACCAATAAATGAAGCCTCCTGACTGTGGGCTGCCGCTAACCCCATGTATCCGATTTTTGCTGCTCCTGAGGGGATCGACCGTGCAGCCTGCTCCGCCTTGTAGAGGAAGGTATTGGCTGGTGCCTTGGGCATACCTCCGACTGGGGAATACTCCTCCGTTGGGGTCTGGGTGCCATCGGTTCCTTCACCCTCTCCGCCGGCGAACTCGAAGGTCTTTGAGATCTGATCGTATGCTCCAGATGGGGTCACCCCCGGTCCGAAGAATCGCCCGGCAATGGCATCGAAGTTGTCGGCCACCTGTTTCTTGGGAAGACCCAGCCGCTTGGATAGCCAGAGTGAAGAGAACTGCTTGTCGGCGAACTGTGTGTCGCCTGCCTTTGTTGCCTCCTGTTCTGCTACGGAGAACGTGTTTCTGACGGTTTCAGGAAGCCGGTTGACCCGGGTGTCACGGGACTCGAAGAAGGGAGATAGATCATCCATTGCCGGAAGTGAACCTTACTTCCCAAACAAAAGCCATTCCAACGTCTAGCTGCCCGGTAGCAAATCCCCAAAGGCTTCCTCAACGGTTTGGGCACCGGATAGTTCTCGGACCTCCGACTCCAATACCTCCTTCAGCTTGGCTACTTCCACTGGTGGTGGGTTGCCCTCATAGGCGTCGTAGAAGCTGCGGATTCGTCTCTCCTGACCGAACATTGCGTCTCCCATTTGCGTGGCACCAAGACCGACTGACAGCTTACGGTAGGTCTCCAGCATTCCCTTTCGAAGATCCTTTTCCCCTGCCGTAATATCGCGATCAGCGAATGCCCCAGTTCCCTCTTCTTCTAGGTCATTGATGTCCGTGATCTTCATCAGCATCAGATCATCCATCAACCTGAGTCGGGTTGGCTGGGTCACCTCTGCGTTGAGTATCCGGTTTTGCAGGACGATATAAGCAGGGTCCGATCGCTGGGCACCCTCTGCACCTTTGTCCAGCGCATCCCACCATCCCGCTGCCATGTCGGCCTTGATCGACCTGTATTCACCTTCTGGATCCTGAATCTCGGTCGTTGATGCCAGTTCAAGTTGGGCAGCAATCTTTTTCCCCTGTTCACCAGTGATCACCCCAAGGACTACTTGCTGCTCAACCTCTCGAAGTCCTGCCTCCTTCTTCTCCAGCACGGTTGCCGTCAACGAGTCTGCGGACTTGGCCTTACGGATGGCTTGATCGTTTGCATCTTCGGCAACCTTGGCCCGGCGCTCTTCGGTGGCTTGCTTGACGTAGGGATCCAATCCCATGGCCGTCCGCTCATCGATCTCTCCATCATCCAGTGCGGCTTGAACATCTGATGCCGTGGCTTTCCCGGCCCTGATAGATGCGACCAAACTTCGCCCCGTGACGTCCATCTGGCGCTGGGCTGCACGTGCTCTGGATCCCGCGATTGATTGGAGGTTCACCCGTTGTCCAAGTGCCATGCCCCCTTCCTTTTCTTCCCACTCTGAGTGGGCACCGTCGTCGTTCTTGGCTGTGAGCCTACCCACGAAGTCACCGTAGGAGTCCAGCTGTTCGGCTGGGGTCTGCTCCGAGATCGAATCGAGTTCGTTGTTGGCCATGCGATAGAGACCCTGTTCGAGTCCATCACGGATAGCCCGCTGCTTAGCCTCGGGAGCGAGGTTCATCTTGTTCATCGCCTCCTTGAACTTATCGTGGTATCCCCCTCTCAAGTATGCCTGAGCATTGGTTTCAATGTTCGCATTCGATTTTCGGATACTGGCCCGCTTCGTGGCGATATTAGTCTGCGCTACGAACCTTGCTTTGAAGTCCTCGTATTGCATGCGGTCAGCTTCGACCACTTGCTTGCTCCACCCATCATCCTTGGCCCGCTTGTCACGGGATTTCTCATACGCACCGAGCGATTCATTGATGTGAGCTTCCCACGTCTCCGGTTTGTCTTGGTTGTCCTCCATCCACACCTTGATTTCTGAATCGGTATTGATGCGAACGGTGTCCTCATGGGCCATGATTCCCTCGCCCACGTGCTTCTTCACCTCTTGATCGATGCGCAGCATCACAGCACCGGTCTGGCTGATGGCTCGGCCTGCTTGGGCTATGGCACCACCAGCGGCGATCTGGGCCGATGGATCAACTGCTCGCGATAGAGGGACTGACCCAACTGGTGGGCGATCTACTGTAGGGATCATGGGAGTTTAACCTTTTTTTAAGTCGTAGATTGAACCCGCTGCTGAGCCGAGTCCTGAAAGTAGTGTGGCACCTGCTGCGGTTCGGTATCCAGCACCACGGTCGTATCCGTCCTGCCTTGCTTGGGATCCACCTTCACGTAGGCGCTTCGACTTGGCCCGACCGGTGCGGCCCTGCTCCAGTGCGTCCAGCTCCATGAGCCCCGCCGACTCTGCCAACACCTCGAGAGGGGTGCCTTCCATGACGACACCGGCCTTGGCATACTTGGACCGTTGGGTGCTGCTGGTGGCCTTGTTGCGCTCACGTTGCCGGCGCACTGCTTCGTTGGTGTCGAGCGTGGTCTGGAGGGCATCCATCTCCGCATTGGCGGCGTTCTGTTCTCCCGCCCGCTCTGCTGCCTTGGCTTGCTTGCGCTGGCCCATGACTTGGACACCTGTGCCGATGGCAGAGGCGGCAATGGATCCGATTGCGAGTGCTGTCATTGCTGCCATGGTTAGTCCCTCAGATTGAGGTTAAGAAGGGTCACACCTTCGTCGGTCTTGGTGAATCCATTTCTCTCATACAGCGAGACGAGGCCATCCTGTCTGCATGCTGTGAGCATTACGCCATAGTCGTTGTCCAATCCCACCTGCTTGAGGAAGGTGACGATGCGGCTGATGGCTCGAACTGACTTGAGCGGGCTGGCCTTGGGGTTCGTGACCAACCAGTCCATCCAGCACACGCCAACGCTGTTGTCCATGTAGAGCCAAGCAGCGGCGATGCCTGACAGGTCTGCGTCTAACACCACGCACCCAATCTTCGGCAGCGCCTGCTCTGGCACCATGGGCCATCCGTGGCCTACCCACCATTGGCTGATTACTGCGTAGTCCTTGGGGTCGGTGAGTCGGATGTTCATTAGCCGTTGATGTCGTATTTTGCGATGATGGCGAGGATGGTCATGGGGAGAGGTTGGTCCTGTTTGATCAGGATGTCACCTTCATACCCGTAGCCCCCGTCAAACTCGACTTCTAGGTCTCCGGTGAAGAGCGGGGGCGATGCGTCCATGGTGTCCTCTACTCCTCGGAAGTTCACGTCGTCCTCGTAGGCTCCATCTCCCACCTTCAATCCAAGAGATGAATACATCCGAACGAACAACTGGGTGATGCGTTTCGTCTGACCCATGGTCATTCCATAGCTGGGGTCTACGTCCAACTTCTGGGGCTTCAGGATCGACTCGTAGGAAAGGCCGACATGAGCCACCACCGCAGAGTTTTGAAGGGTAATCGATCCACTTCTCACGGTGTGAGTCTCAACCGCACCATCAGCCAGCACCTGCACCTCCATGTTGGTGAGATGTCCCAGTCCGGTCAGGGTCTTGACTGACTGGGTGACAGTGCCGCCCGCCAATGAAGGAAGGGTTGGCGATTCAAAAGTGAACTTGAAACGGTCAGCAACTACCCATGGGCCTGACTGGCCTTCTTGATCAATCGGCAGGAGATAAAACGTGGTGGTGCTTGCGACGTCTACGGCATACTCACCAGCGAGACCGAAAACCACTGAACCTTCGAGCCTGACCACGTCCCCGTCTGTAAGCCCATGCACTGATACCGTCTGAATTGAAACGGTGAACGTGTAGAGTGACCCCACGTTGGACAATGGGGCAGCAGTCAGTGTCTGGATATCGGTCGCAGTGCTGGCCGCATCATAGGTCAGGGCGCTGTCCAAGAAGAATGCATCCTGCTTGGTGTCTCCTTCGTTCGGGCTGAAGTAATTGTGCATGCGCTCAACGTAGCGTTTGATGTATCCGTTGATGGTGCGCTTCACGACGATATAGACCTCGTCATTCCTAGTGCCGAAGACCACAGCCACGCTCTCAACGGTGCCCTGCGTTTCGTGGTGAGTCCATCCAACCACGTCCTGCTCTCGCTCATAGGTCATGCTGATCAGTTTACCGTTACCAGTGACTGCCCACAGCGTGTTGTAGGGCAACTGCTGGACTGCCAGCTGCACGATGCCACCGGCTGTGATGTGCTCAGCCACCAAGGTCAGATCCGGTGCCACGAACTTGTCCTGATCAAATCGATACGTCAGCTCCCTGACCTTGCGGGTGTTGCGCTGCACGAAGACAATCACGTCCCCCAGTAGCCTTGCCTCGAGCACTGCGCTTCCATGTTCGGACTGCGGGCGGATGGATACATTCGTCGGTGTGATCGCTGATGTGCTATCCCCAGCCGATGCGATGGCGTGCTCTCCTGAGGTGGTGCCAATGAGCATAGCCTTCTGTGGTGCCATCCAGAGAATGGTTTGGCGCTTCTTCGTGGCCAGCGTGAAGGCAAGTGCATCCGTGTCCAATGCCCCATAGTCGAAGTTTAAGTAGTCGTCAGTAGCTGATGCCCAAACCGTCTGGATCTGGTATTCACTCCCCGCATACCACACCCGCTGTTCGAAGATCGCCACTGCTCTGGGATAGCCTCGGACATCCGACCAAGCGCCTTCGGCCCAGTATGTGGTCGCGTCTGTTGATTCCAGCGCCGTGATGACAGTTGCGGTGACTGATGTGGCTGATCCCCGTGCTGTGATCTTAACGGTCCCCCAGATGTCTGCATCCACCGCTTCGATCACTACCCGGGGAGTAGTGGCACCTGCGACCGATGGTGCGATCCGGTTCTCGATCTTGACCCTGAAATACGCCTGCGTGTCCTGCGTTCCGACCTGATCGATGTTGCGGTCTTCCTTGCCTGAGAACTTGCGGATGGTCTCCCAGTTCGTGGATCCGTCAGCACTGCGCTGGATCAGGATGTCTGCGTTCCAGACTCCGTAGGTGCGGACCTGCCAGTCACCAATGATCTTGAGCCCGGTTCCAGTCACGTTGGCGCTGATGCTCTCCTCTTCGTAGGTCGATTCGCGAAGGTGTCCGATCCTCCAGTAGCTGCCGACGTGATCATCTTGGAACCCGGCCTCGAGCTCACTGAACCCTGCACCGCTTGCCGTGATCGTGATGGTCCCACTCGTTGCTGATGGCGTGAGCGTGATGGCACTCAGGTTCTGGTCCAGCATGGGTGGCACCTCGAACACTGTATCCGCCAAGGTCCAACTGTCTGCCGCGAGTCTGGTCAGGGTCCGTGATGGGTGGCCCGGGCAGGTGATGTAAGCGATATCGTTGATCTGGGCAATCTGGAGCAGGAAGCACTCAGCAATCGTGTAGTTGTGGACGACGGTAACAGGGGATCCTCCTCCACTCTCAAGCTCAGCCCCGTTAGAAATGAACCGAAGGTATCCCTCCACCCACACCAAGATGTAAGACGTGGTGGTCGAGTATTCCCAATCCATCAGTCTCGCCTTATTGTCTCCGAATGTGCCCCCCACGTATCGCGATCCCGGCCGGCGTTCGCACTGCCCGTAAAGGCCGGCGATCACATTCTTCATGGTCCTTGCCCCGTTGCGGGTCTTGGCCACGTCCACGCGACCCTCAAGCAAGGGTGAGATCTCGCCAGCATTGAAGCTGGTCATGACGGTTTTGGATTTAGCCATTGGTCGAAGAGATGCGGGATTGAATGAATCGTGACTCTGCGGCGGGGTTGCGACGGATGGGCTTGCGCTCTGCCATGTCCTTCATCTGCGCCATGGGCAGCTTGTCAGCTCGATACTCGCGCATAAGATTGTGCGCCTTGTCTCCATTGTCGTCTCGGATCGGCGTGGCGATCTCAGCAGCCAGCCGGCAGACCACTGCGGCAGTAAGTAAGGCATCCCATGCGGCGGTGTCGTGGTCCTCTTTGATGTATTGCACCTGTGCGATATCTGCATTGGTCAGGAGGGATCGCCCTTCGATCTCAAATGCATCACCCGGGTCAGCATCGTTTAATGTGCCGTTGACCTTCACGATGCGTGCGCAGTCGGAGGGAAGTGGATACGAGTAGTCCCAACCAAAGGCAGGCGCTGTCGTGTGCTGAGCCAGCTCAGTCCGGCCCTTCAGGCAGTTCCATTGACCGCTGCGAATTACCTCAGCGACGATGGACGTGAATGCGGCCTTGCAGATGCGTGCGTTCTTCGACGCGACGTCATCCATTGAAGTGATACGGGAACCTCCCACGCGCATCAGGGCGAGGTTTGCGATAGTGGTCTTGGAAGTAGTGGCAGACATTGTGTTTAGAGTTGAAAGCAAAAGAGCCCCGCCCGCCGAAGCAGACAGGACTCAGTTATGACCATCAGCTAGGTGATTAGACCTGAGCCAAATACGGGATCTGGAACGTGATCTTCTTGCCAGCGGTCATCGGGAAAGTCCCGGCAAGCGTTGCCTTGAGGGTCACGTTCGCCAACTCGATACGATACGGGGTGACCATGATCGCATTGGTTGGGGTCACAGTCACAATGCCAGCAGCGGTAAGAGCCACGTTGGTTGCGCTGTAGCGGTCATCATCGGTTGCGTCGCCCAGCTTGCTGATGACAGCGGCAGTTCCACCAGCGGCGTCGTTGGAGATCTTCACCTGATCAGTCAGGAGCTGGCAACCTACAGGGAGGTCGATGATGTTGAGAACGTCAGCAGCAGCTTCAGCGGCAGTGACGGTGTGGGTGACCATAGCCACCATGATCGCAGCGGTCAGCTCGCGACCTTTGAGTCGGGATCCAAGCGTTGGTGCGATCTGGATGGCACGGAGAGCAGTGTTAATATCAGCCATGGGAATTATTCCTTAGTAGAATTGTTACGGTTGCGGGGAGGTCTTAGGCAGTCTCATCACAGAAGATGAGAGTGACTCGTTCCTCTTCCATGCGGGTGGCACCAAGCATCATCTTGGTCCGAATCTGAACGGTCTCGTTCATGTCATCACGGATGGACATCTTGACCGAGCGATCCTTGCTCTCACCGAGAAGCACGCCCGCTTTGTGGTAGGCGATACAGGTGCGAACACTTGTTGCCGCGACAAGCGTAAGTAGCTCCAAGCGGCAGAACTCGAAACCAAGGAACCGGGTCACGGTGCCTTCATTGAGCGCCTTGACGTTGGCGTAGTCAGAAGACTTCACCTCGATCACATTCTCCAACAGGTCAGAGAGCTGCTTGGCACTGTGCAGGAAGTAGCGGTCTTCATCGGGGACTTCCGCCACGTCTTGGAGGTATTTGGCCCGAATGAGCTTGTCCAAGGTCAGGCCGGAATTGGCAGCACCACCCGATTTGACGTAGGCGACCTCAACCTTCTGGGCGGCTCCTAGGTCCACGGCATCAGTGCCTGTGTTGCCGATGTAGGCAGTGCCCTCGAGTGCGGCGATGATGACCTCGTCCATGGTGCGCTTAGCAGCCATGGCGTGATTCATCACATGCTCAGAATCTGGTTCCGGCAGCTCGCCCAGCGCAATGCCGTCGAACTCATCGATGTGGGTGACCTCATCATAGCCGATGGGACGAACCCAACGCTTGGCCATGGTGGTGTTCGACGCGATGGTCTTGCCATTGCGCGTAGTGATCATCCGCATACGGGACTTACCGAGCTGGGAGAATTGACGTTCCTTGCCCTTAACGGTGGCGCGGCGGCACTTACCCTCAAGGCGGGATTCCTTCTGCTGAAGGAGGTGTTCCCAGTTACTTGCGAACTGGGTCTGATAATGATCAGGAAGACTTTCGAGAGACATTTTAGAATAGAGATTAGAGTTGGATCGAACCAGCTGGTGCTGGCGTTACGCCGTTCGCTCTGGGTGTCCTATCGGGCCGTTGCTTCGGATGCTGATAGTTCAGGCTCCCGCCAAGGGAGGTGTCTGCTCTGTGTAACCACTAATCCGCTACTGTGATGCATCTGTCAACTGGATACATGCCCACAAAAAAGACCCGGGCTGTTACACCCGGGTCTCCCCCATATGTCTTATGAAACCGAGGTGGCTACCTACCCCTAAGCAGCTACCTCGGTTTGATCTTCTCCCCAGACCCTGCCTTATACAAGGACGAAACAGCAGCGACTGCCTGCTCTTTCGATGGGCCAGCCGGTCCCCAGTATGCTTGGTGCTGCGGGTTGGCTGGGTTGTTGATGATGTCGTTGGCCTTCTCGGTGTTGGTCATCCCGGTGCTACCACCTGAGGTGTCACCATTGACCAGCGAGTCCTCACTGATGTGGGGCATCATCTTGGCGAACGCTTTGACTACACTCGCCGATTTGAACATCGGGTCATTGGCCGGATCCAACCCGAGGGTGCGGGCGACACGGGATGCGTTGTCTGCCTCCTTGGCGAAGTCACCACCCCATGCTTCTTTAAGGCTATCGATCTGGGCCTTGTCGTGTGCTGCGGTGGTCACCTCTTGCTGAGCTCGAAGCGATGAGGCTTCTTTGATGTCAGCGTCCACCAATGCCCGAACCAACTCTGGTGATGCGTTGTGCTGATGAAGGATCCCGACCATCCCGTTGACGTAGTCCCCAGCCCATGCCTCTTCAGGAATGTCATCAGGGCGCTTGATGCCATAGTCTTCGGGCTTCTCTGGGACTCCGTTGGCAATCCGCATGTGGTCGCTGCGTGCCTGCTTGTCAGCATCGCTGGCATCTGCGGGCAGGGGTTGCATCTGCTTACTGCCAACCAGCTTGGTCATGTTGAACATGCCGCGCATCATGTCTGCCTCGGTCTTGTATTTGCCCAAGGTGTCCTTGAACCCACGGATGTCCTCTGGGAGGGTCGCTAGCCGGTCTGGCACTAGATCACCCTTTTCGTCGTAGAAGCTGCTGAGGCGCACGGAACCGGAACCGGAACCGGCACCACCGGCATCACCTGCGCCTTCACCACCAGCGCCTTCACCACCTGCGGCGGAACCTTCTCCACCTGACAGCAGCGTTGTGCCACCACCTGAGCCACCAGATCCACCAGTGCCTCCGTCTCCTCCACCATCCTCTTCCCAGAGGGTTCTGAATTGTGTGTATTTGATCATCGGTTACAGGGGTTAGTCTGAATACATGTCGCTGTCCGTCTCGCCGGACTGTGGCAATTCGGTGAGGTGGGTCTTGCGGGTGGCCAAGATGCAATCCTGCTCGTAAGGAACATCAATGGGCTCACCCGTTTCATCGTCCAAGGCCTTGCGCCACTTGGTGACCTTGCCCGGGCCGATGATGCCATACTTGGCCTTGTATTCTTCGGGCTTGTAGTCCCGATACCACTCCACCAATTCAGGCGTCTTGTCGCCGGCTTGACGGGTCATCTTGGGCATGGGTGGGATAGCCTGCTTGGAGCGGGCGTGCACTGCTGCCTCATCACCGATCAGGATGACCGACTTCACCGTCTTCAGGTTGGGCTCACCACTGAGCCAGCGGTTGACCGCTCCTCGATACTTCTGATGGTCAGGATGGATCGAAAGAACCCCTCCTGAGAAGTTGGCCACGTGGGTGACGTCGCCGTCGTCGTGGCGCATGATCTTGGTGCCCTCGAAGGCGTATCCACGTTGTGGAGCGTCCTCTGGGTAACCGTCCTCTGTCTTTTTGTCTTCTGACATGTCTTATCCTTTGCTGATGGTTTGCTGACTATTCGGGTCTTGCCCGAGTAAACTCTTGAATCTCGAGGAACAGCATTCGCTTGCCCTCGGCTTGTGCAGTCCTGAGTGGGCACAGGTGGCCTGCCTTGTCTGGCACCATGGTGGGGCGGTTGGCGTAGCATGCAGCCATCATGTCGTTCCACACGATCTGCTGTGCCACGGTCCTGTCTGCGTCGGTGCCATACACTGACCGGTAAGCCTTGATGCGCCTGATCTTGGCCTTGCGGATCTCTGCTGCGTCTTCCTGCGCCTTCTCTATGTTGGTCATGATTATGGTGACAGGGTGTTGCGCCCGCCTTCGTTGGCAGAACTCAGATCCTTCACAGCCTTGGCAATGCCGGGCGCTGCTTCAGCTGCCATGGCCTGCTGTTGCTGCTCTGCCCGTGCTTCTCGCATTGCGTCCCGGTCGAATACGTCACGCATCCATTCGGTGGGCAGGGCGAGGTTGTGACTGATGCCACGGGCGATCTTGTCGGTGTCCCAGTTGTCCATGATCTCTGGGGCAATCTCCATCATTGGTTGGAAGATCGAGATCAGCTGGAGGAATGCGTTGTTCTCCACTGCCTTGATTGCCATGGCCAGCTTCGAGGTGAGCACGACCTTGGGCAGCGGCAGGATGGGTGATCCATCAGGTCCGGCCATCATTGCGCCGATGGGGGGCTCTTCGAATCTGCCGGCACGATACATCATGTTGAACACCCGGGTGAGCACTGGGGTGAGAACCTCATGGTCAATGCGGTAGAACGTCGGGCTGAAGTTGGCCACCTTCTCTGCCAATCGTTCGGCGATCTCGTAAGCAGTGCGGTCACCCTGATCCATGGACTTGAGCATCTGGAACAGGTCCACGTGGTAGGCTCGGTTGATGGCCTCGTCCTTGGACTCGATACGATCCTTGCCGATGTCGTAGCGCCCCTGCGTGCCCCACTCCTCTGGCTTGGCGTGTGGGGCGGCTGGGTTGACGTCGTATGGCGTGATGCCTCCTGAGCGTAGATCGATGTCACCCTCTTGGCCGGATGGGGTGAGGATCCGTGGGAATGCTGCGATCTCTGCGAGTGCATCCATCTGCTGCTCGATGAAGTTGACCTGCTTGACCGTGGGTAGCGTGGAGATCGATGGGCTGTAACCGTAGGGGTCTTTGCCCCACTTGAGGTAGCGGCTGATCATGGTGGGCATCTCGTCGTAGCCACCTTCGGAAATGACCTGCGAGTCCTTGACTGCCACGTAGGTGGATCCGATGCGCTTGTTGATGCCATCGAAGCGTTTCACATCCCGGCCCATGCGTGGCTCAATCACGTGGAGCAGCTCGAACTTCTCATCAGCTGCCTTGGTGTTCTCGCTTTGCTGGTAGTCCTGCCATGCTTTTAGAATGATCGGTGGCAGCTTGTCCTCACCGAACTTCATGGCGCACTGCCGGGCAGTCATGGAGAACTGTCGGAACACTGTATCCACATACCCCTCATCGTCCTCGCAGACACAGAAGTCACCCACATCGAACTTCTGGAAGTTGAGCAATGAACGCTTGCCCTCCTCTAGGTGCAGGGAGGCTGTGCCGAATCCACCACGATCTAGGAAATGCTCATGGATGTTCAGGTAGAAGTTGGACCGGGCCAGCTCCATCATCGCCCGCTTGGTGGCCTTTCGATACCACATGATCGCATCGTCGTCCTCACCCAGCTCTTCGGGTGGCTCCCATGCGAACCAGTTGCCGCTGACCATGTAGTCCTTCTGGCCAGCTGCGAGCACCCCGTTGGCCTCCACTGCAGTCTGGTTGTAGAGGTCCGAGTTAAGGTCTGACCCGGGGGTTCTGCTGGTGGTGATCTGGGCCTTGCGTGGCATCACGTAGTCGGCGATCTCCTGCCATAGTGATTCCCAGCTGGACGCATTGGTCTTGAGCTGGGAGTGGCGCTTGAGCAAGTCGAGTGCTCGGGGGTCTTTGGTGATCGTCATTGATTAGCCTCCTAGGAGTGTTTGCGGTGCGGTGACTGCTCCACCCGTCTCACCTGCGATGAGTGTCTTCCGGTAGCCTGACCGGCGCTTGGCATCACGTCTGGACTGCATGGATGCTGCCTTCACTTCGGTGGATCGTTCGGTCACGGGTGGCGTGATGGTTGGTTGCGGATTCGATGCCCGGTCTGGGCTTTTTGAGCTTCTGAAACACATGTTAGATTTCCCCTATGAATAATTCGCCTGCTCCAAGGCGGGTGAGTCCCAGCCTTTCCAAGTATTGGTAATATGGTGACGTTGTCTCTGTGGGCAAGATAATGCGGGCGTGGCCAAGGTCGCGCATGGTCTGTCTGATGTGGCAGAAAACCTTGAACGAAACCATGGGGGTCTGGGCTGAGTGAACCCACATAAACACGGCCGGTGCGTAGACCGTCGAGAAGGCAGCGATGATCTGTCCTTGGTCATCTGATACAGCATGGCTAACGCATGGCACGTTGTGACCATCCATCACCATCAGGTTGTGGACATAGGCCGACTCGACCGGGGTGGTTATCTGGTATGTTTTCATCGGATACTTCTGGGGGCGCGGGCGCGGGGTCTGTTGATTGCACCATGGTTGGATCTGATGCCCGTCTTGGCCTGTGGGTTGAGCCCGGTCTTGGGCTTGGCTGGGATGGCTGATCGGTCGGTGAGGTAGCCACCTTTGATCGCTTGGTGAATGTAGCCAAAGGCTGTGCTGAAGTGGGATGCCCAGTCATGCACCGGCACGTTGCGCACACTCTGCCCGTCGCTCTCCTCCTTGGACCTGAACGCATCCAATGCATCGATACCGCCCTCGCACCCGTCGAGGTTGAAGGCACAGCGGGCGATGGATGCCAGACCTTGGTTGATGTTGTCCCACTCATTGATATTGCGGGCCATGCAGACGGTGTGGTCGAGGCCTGCCCTGATCAGCTGGCCTTGGTAGTCCACTGCAGCGTCATGTGGGAGGAAGTGACCACCGTAGTTGAATGGCAGCGCCTTGATGCGTTTGGCCCATGCACCGGCGTGGTTGCAGTCGTCCCCACCCGTCAGGGACAGCAGCAGGTTGATGCGATCACCCACCACTTGGAAGAACCACACCTTGGTGTTCCACGGTGCGCCGATGTCCCATGCCGTGTAGACCGGGAGTGCATCGTAGTGCAGCACCATGTTGTTGATCCGGCCATCACCCCGGGCCTTGTCCACATCTGATGCGTAGATGGCACCCGGGAATGGGGCACGCCAACACTCCTCAATGGTGCTGGGATACTCCGAGTAGATCATGCGCTTCAGGCTGACCTTCTTTTTGAAATACCAGAGGCGCTGGCCACCACTCAGCTCGATGCCCAGCTGCGTCTCAAGGTCATCCAGATACTTGACCACCTTGGGCGGGATCTGGGAGACGTCGCCCTCCAGCGTGTATCGAGGCTCCAAATACCAGCCAAAGAACAGCACCTTGTAGTCGATCTTGGTCCGGTGCTCTGGTGAGACGGTCAATGCATCAGTGACCAGATCATACCATGCTCCCCCTTTACCACCCTTGTGCGTCGACTCGAAGATCACGATGGCGCTCTCCCCTGAGGCCGATGGCACAGCACCTGTCAGGATCTCTTCCGCCCGCTTTGGATCGTTGAAGGCGATGATGCCGAACTCTGAAACGTGGACATACTGATTGGTCGCACCCCGGGCATTCTTGCCGGCATACACTGCCGAGTCATTGGCCCAGCCTAGGGCGCTCTGGTTGTCCTCGGTCAGTGCGTCCCGTAGCTCTTGGGGCAGCCGATCATAGGCATACTTGACCATCTTGAGCTTGTTGGCGGCATCGTCGTGGGTCTTGTCCACGATGGAGCAGTTGGTGTCGTTGGTGAACAGTGAGGTGTCCAGCGCGATGATCGCCGCTAGGGTGGTGATGCCAAGCTGACGAGCCTTTGGGACGGCAAGGCGCTGCTCATGGTTGATGAACAGCTCATAGAGCACCACGCACTGCGCCCAGTTGGGGACGAACTTGGTCTCCACTCCCTCGGCATTCTTGATCCAGTAGAGGTTACATATCCGAACCAATGGGTCGGTGAGTAGGTCGGCAACTTGCTCGTCGGTGGCATCGTCGGGTATCCGATAGTCGGCTACGTCGATAGCTTGGTGGGTGTTCATAGATTGGTCCTACCTCTTGCCCTTGCGGATCCGGTAGAGCAGCGAGCCTTCAACCTTCAGCTCCATCTTCTCGGGTGCATCGTAGCCACACATCTTGGCTGTGCGCTCAATGGCTGATATCTTGTCCCGGTTGGTGGCCTTGGGTGACTGGGCTATTCCGGCCAGCAGTTCGAGCGACTTGGCCCGGTCGAGCATCTTGGCTTTATCCTGCTTCGCACGCTCTGTGGCCATGTATACCCGCACCCCCTTGTGGGCAACAAGGTCCACTGCCTTCCTCGCTACTGCCCTTGTGCTGCCCCGGGTGTTGTAAGCCCCCCGGTAAGCGTCCGAACCAGTGCTGCCCTTGAGGATGAAATCGGCGAACGCGATCTGCTTGGCTGATAGAGGTCTCACTTGGATTCAGGGGATGGAGGGCCGTAACGAGGGCGGACTAGGGCGAATGTGAACGCCCCGTCTATCCACCTGACGATGCTGTAGCCGCAATCGAATACGGCTGCTAGGAGATTCCAGACTGGGAGGATTGCTGCTACTGATCTGCCTAGGACTGCCCCAATGGTGAGCTGGGGGTTGTAGTATTTCTCTGTGCAGTTCTGGGTGTCTAGCTTCCAGCCTCTGACGCAGCGTCCGCTGTAGCAAATGGTGCAGATGGTGAGGGGTAACCAGTAAAGGAATACAGCGAGGAGGCTGTTGAATTCGAATGATGTGAGGAGGTGGAATATGCGGTCGAACATGATGGTCTTAATTGTTGTTGAACGTTGTGAAGGTGGGGCCGGTGGCTCCGTGGCTGATAGTGGTGCCTCCCATGGCAATGTTGTTGCCGCACTTGTTGGTGGAGGAGGCCTTGAGCTGGTTGTAGCTCAGCCACGTGGATGAATTGGTGTTTGATAGGACTCCACTGATCAGCACGTCCTCCATGGTCAAACTACCTTGTGATCCTCCCGGGGTGAGGTAGATGGCTTCGTTGCCTCCGTTGGGGATTTCGATGGAGGTGTTGGCGATGGTGAGTCCTATCCAATTGGTGCCTGATGCTGTTTCGTCGATGGCTACTCCCCGATAAAATGCTGTATCCGTTTCGCGGATGCTGCCACCAATGATCGCCACGCTGCTGAAGTCTCCGATGTAAATTCCCACGACACTCTTGATGTCATCTATTACGTTTTCCGAGCACGTCACATTGTCCGCTCCTGTGATGCGGATTCCGTAGCCTGAGTAGTATCCAACATCCCCTGTGATCATGTTGCCACGCAGCTGGATCTGCTCTGGTCGCCCGCCTGACTCTTTGACCACGATGATCCCGGACTGTTTGACCTGACTGATCACGTTGGACTCGACCATGATCTGCTTGGTATCTGCGAGAATGGCGATGCCTCTGCCCCATGCTGAGATTGCAATGGTTGCAGTTGCGCCGGATCCGCCTCCACCGGTGAACCCCACGGTGATTGCTGCAGCTACTGCGTCAGTGTGTCCGGTGCCGGAAGTGGTGATCAATACCAGCCTGACGATGCCCCCCGTCACTACTGCTGTAGCTGCTACTCCAGCCGGTGCTCCGGTCAGGGTTACGGTTGGTGCTGTCGTATAACCTGTGCCTCCTGCTGTGACTCCGATGGTCATAACATCCCTTCGGGCTCGACAGATGTTGTTCGAGATTAGCACGTCCTGACTTTCACTGCATGCGATGATGTCGTCGTCGCAGCCAAGTATCATGTTATTGGATATGACTGCGTGCAGCAGGTTCTTTGTGTTGATCCCGTCTGCGTAATTGTTGCCGACTAAGTTGTGGTGGCAGTTGAGGCCGATCATCGGATCAGTGGAGAGGTCTCTGCCCCCCCCGAACTGGAATGCAAACTCACCTGAGTTGATTACTTCATTGTCGTAGAAACTGCAGTAGTCTGCATCGACTACCACTGCCTGCTGGCCCGGTTTCCGGTAGACGCAATTGCCATCAAAGGTCATGCCGCAGATGGTCACGAATACACAGTCCTCATCGACATCCAGCACCCTCCCGCCTGTGGTTGCGGGGTGATCATAGGTGCCGTCAGATACCGCTGATGTCCCGGTATTGCGTAGCGTGCTTACCCCTTTCCCTTCCCCCTTTATTGTGATTCCGGTCAGGTTCGATATGGCCACATCTCCAAGGTAGACACCGGGAGGGAAATACAGGACAGAGTCGTCGGTCATTGCTGCCACTGCTGCGTCAATCGCTGTCCGATCATCGGTGGCACCATCACCCACTGCGCCGTGGTCCTTTACGTTGATCCACCCCAGCTCGGTCATGGTGATGTCACCTGAGCCACCACCACCACTGCTGGTGGGCGTGCCTCCCTTTGCTGCGTTGCCTCCATCACTGGGCACGTCAGGTGCTGGGCCTGCTATGGCGCGATCTCTGAGCGTCGAGCCTGAGCTGTTGGTGCTAATGGCCATTAGTTGCGGGTGTTCAGGTTTTTCCAGTGCCAGACGTGGTGAAGCTCTGGTCGCCCGCCTTCACCTGTGATGATATGGGTCTCTGGCTCCGTCCGCAGGACCATGGCTACGTCATCCCAGCACACCCACACCGTTTGCCCGTCTTGCGACCGCTCGTTTAGGTGATTTTTAATCGATTCCTCCGATTGCTTCTGCCCGGTGTGGACCCGAATTGTCTCTGCCGTCAGCTCACACAATTTCGCCACGTAGTTGTCGGCAATCTTGGTCGCAAGCACTCGGGTCAGGCCTTCATCTTCCACGACTTGGAAGCTGGATCGCTGCTCGGTGGTCTCATCGAGGATGGTCATGCCTAGGACATTGGCCAGTTTCAGGCTGCTAGGCAATGATGATTGATGCGCTGCAAAGTCTGGAGGAGCGGACACACTTCACCTAAGCAGATGAAGTGTGATGATTCGTGCAAATGCAGTTATCGCGTATCACTTTACCCGTAGCAAATCCCCCCGGCATACGTCCAATTCAAGGGTGTAATTAGCTGAGTCGGTGGCACAGGATTTACGCCTGCCGTCTGGATCATTGTATCCGGTCCAGTCCGCTGCGGTCGCGACCCGCTTGCCAAAACCGCCTGAGAGGGACCACCGACTCAGCCAATTACATGCTACGGTCCTCAGCTCTTTCGAGCACGTAGAATTAAGTCCGGTTGGTAGTAGTGTATTCAGGCCGGACACCGTAGACAGGCATTGGTAGCAGAGGAGGGATTCGAACCCCCGACTTCCAGATTATGAGTCTAGCGATCTAACCGCTGATCTACTCTGCAACAATGGCCTGTCATGCCTCCCGGGTGGCGCTCTTGCGAGGTTCGAGCCTTGGGGAGGGGTTCCAGTGGCTATCGCTGAGAGCTGGGATCAGTGACCATTCTTCGTGGTTGAGCCACTAAGATCGGATCCGCCCTCCAATGTAAACACCAAAAAGCCCCAGCCAATGAAGGCCGGGGCTTTAAGGAAAAACGATCACTGTATGCGATAACGCCCCAATTTCTGGGGCCGGCTGCCACCGTCTGCAAGCTAAAATGCAGGTGAGTTTACCACTGTCAGAACACTTTCTTCATATAGCAGTGATTTAATTATTGCTATACCGCAGCAGGTATGATCCAGATGGAGGCCACGTCAGTCACTGCTTCGCTCACAACGAGGCTTCACCTCCCAAATAACTCAGACCATGAAGTCCTTCAAGATTCTTTCCCGCCACCCCACCCTCGCCGCCGCTGTTGCAGCTGCTGGCATCGATCTCTCATACAATGAGCCTGAAGCCCGCCGCGAAATCGCCACCACCGACAAGCAGGTGCTGGAGGCCTTCATCGTCGAGAAGTATGGCGAACCTATTGTCCTGTATGTCTACGACTGCGACATCCGCCTTTTGAACACGTTCACCCCGTTTTCCAGTTGCCTGTCCGGCAGTGACTTTGGGGTGGCTGCACTGAGCACGGACGGCACCGAGATCGTTGCCACCGAGGCTTCAGTTCGATACAGCCGCAACTGCATTTATCGCGTCCAATCAACCCAATGCATTTCCAAGATTGGTGCGATCTGGGCCACCAAAGATTTCTGCTAACCCTCCCACCTGCCTGACCCCTGCCCTGACCCTAGCCCGGTCGGGGGTTTCGGGTGCCCGCTTCTGGGCATCCCTTAATCTTATGAAACAATCCCCCACCATCATCCACGCATGCCAAGTGCTGCGCTCTCGCGTTGCCTACAAGACGGCAGGTCTTCGGCTCAAAAAATCGTCCCTCATGAACACCGAACGCGACACCAAGGCCATCCAGCAGGCCACCGAGCGTTACCGCAATTCGTGGATCGATCCGATCATCGATGCCATCGAGACGGGTGACCTGAAGATGCTCAAGGATCTCACGGAACTCGAATCTGGAACCCACATCGAGTCATGAGCCAAGTCATCCCAGCCCGCCACGAACTGGTGCTGATGTTCCCACCCTCCTCGTCGTGGGACAGCGTCCCCTACCCGATGAAACGCTACAGGGGCGCACTCACCACCATCGCGGACATCCCCTTTGGATCAATGCAGAAGGCGCGAATAGTCCACCTCTGCGTTCGCCGCAACATGGAGGCAGCGATCCACGACGGAGCTGGGAACAGGGCAGCCCGCCGGGAGGTGATCATCATCACCGATCAGCTCCAGCGCATCCGCCTCGCAAGAGGCTACCATGCCACCCTTAGCGCCGTCACCTACTGGGCAGACACACCTCGCCCCACACCTCAATCTGCCCGCCCTCTCCTCATTAACCCACATGGAGACATCGAGTCTTCAGAACCCTCCCTGTAATATCATTATGACTACATCATCCCCCACCATCATCGTGTCCGCTTTGGATGCGATCACTACCACTGCCACTGAGGCAGCTATTTCCCGACGTGACGAGTTGCTTGCAACCTGCTCACGTGGACGAAGTGTGCCGACTGCCGAGTCTGCTACCAAGGCCACCGAGGTTCTGCGGGAAGTCACCACTTTCACGCGCACCATCGAAGCTGCCCGCAGGGATGCCAAAGCGCCGGTCCTAGCTCTGGGCAAGCGCATCGACGCCGTGGCCGCAGATCTGACCGCTGAGCTCACGGCTGAGTTGGGCCGTATCAATTCGCTAGTGAGCGAGTTCAATGTCACTGAGCAGCGCCGGGCTGCTGAAGAGCGCCGGAAGGCTGCTGAAGAGCAAGATCGCATCTACCGTGAAGCTGAGCAGAAACGCTTGGACGAAGCTGAAGCTGCCCGTGCTGTTGAGGCTGCTGCCAAGGCCAAGCAGGATGAGTTGGCGCTGAAGGCATCCCGGGCCAAGTCTGAGGAGCGCCGGGCTGTGCTGGAAGCGCAAGCTGCCAAGGCCAAGGCCAAAGCTGAGGCTGATGCCGTGATCGAGGCTAAGCGCATCAAGGCTGAGAAGGATCGCGAGGCGCAGGAAATGGCCGCAACCCATGTTGCCGTCGCCATGGCCCAGCCCGTGAAGGCAGCCGGCACCGCTCTGCGGATGGAGACCAAGTTCGAGATCACCGACATCTACGCATTGTTCGATGCAGTCCCCGGCATGGTCATCCTCACCCCCAACAAGGCCGCGATCAAAGCCCAGATCAAGACCCTGCCTGAGGGTGCTTCCCTCCCCGGGGTCAAGCACTGGCAGGAGGCTAAAACCACCATCCGCTCGTAATGAAATACGCACTACGCTCCATTTGGATCCGCTACAATATCACGATGAGCCATGCGGCCAAATTCCTCTCCGACTCTCTCGGTGCCACTGCCTCTGCGCATTGGAATCGTGCTCAGAAATCAACTGTCGCTTCTCTCAATGAGACGCGAGTAAACCTCGAAATACGCTAATGAAGAATCACACCCACAACCTCAAAACTCCTGCCGGCCATATCCGGCTCGATGTGCGCCAGTTCGTTGGCCAGCGCACGATACCCAAGGAGCACGTGACCAACATGACCAACTCCGAACTGATCGCTGAGATCAAAGACGAGACGGGTGATCTGGTTATCCAGAACATCCTGCGCGTGCCCGGCAAAGAGTTCGACAGCAAGGTCGTCTCCTACGGCACCACGTGGTGGGACGCTTGGAAGATTGCCCACCCCCGGCTCGCTAAGCTGTTCCGCATGGAGCGTCCTCGCGTGACCGTGGCCTCCATCACTGCCAACTCCTTCTACCCATCCCTGCGCGTGCCCAATCACAAGGCATTCGTGCAGGTAACGCTAGGTAAGCGCACGGGGACTCTCGATGACTACTAAGGGAAAACCACATCACAATCAGAAGGGCACGGCACCCCGGGTCCGGCTGGGTGGTGGTCCGTTCATCGACGTCCGCACCATGGCCAAGTTGAAGGCATGGCGCAAAAACGGAGCATCCTTTGGCGAGATCATCGACCGTCTAACAACTCTCGCGTGCGATCATGGATTCGATCCAGCAACCCTCGCGTATAACAAGAAAACCAAAAGCAAAGTCCCCAGCACTGCTAAGCAGTAACCGGGGACAATCACGTCGGTCCCAAATAAAAGACCGAGGTGAGTCATCCATAACGTCAGTTAAAATACAATCAAAATGAGTTCAGCAATTATCACTATCACCCAAATCCTTGCGCTGGTCCCCGGCCCTAAGGGCAAGGCAACTTGGATCAACGAGGAGTTCGACGCTCTCGTCTCCTTCGTCAAGCAGGACGACAAGAAGGCGGACATCATCCTCCACGACACCAATCAGCCTCAGATCCAGATCGCGGCTACCGTCTGGGGTCGCAACTGCCAGAGCTACCACGGCACGGTCTGCCACCTCAGCGGCGCTGGCATGTCCCGCACTGAGTTCAAGCAGACCCCTCAGGTCAGCATCGGCGAGAAAGCCGTGATCCAAGTTCTGGGGAATGCCCCGAACGGGATGGCGGCACCTGCACCTTCACCACAGACGGCACCCGCTGCCTACGTGCCTCCTGTCGCTCCTGCGCCACGCACCCACGCACCCAAGCCCATCCACGGTGCTACGGTGGGGATGGCCATCAATCAGGCCTGTGGCTTGATCAAGGTCACGCTGGGTGGCATGTCGGACACCTCTGCATTCGGCTACCTTCAGTCGTCGGCCTTCTCGAAGGACATGCATGGGCTGGCCAGTGACATCCTGCGGGTGTCAATGCACCTTGAGGCTGGTAACCTTGCCCCGAGTGCGAAGGTTCGGGAAACGGCTCCTGCTCCTGCTCCGGCTCCTGCTCCTGCTCCTGCTCCCTATCTACAGGATCCGAAGCCCGCATTCCCGGTAGATGACAACCTCGACGAAGACGTCCCATTCTAGTATGAACGACTCATCACATTGGTATGATCGTGAGGGCAACCCCTGTCATACCCAAGCCACCAAGAAGGGGGCCAAGAATCCTACCCGGGCCACCACCGTCCGTGACGCACGGAAACTGGACCTGTTGGGATCCACCAGCGGCATGCTCGACGTGCTCAGCAAGGACGCTCTGATCCGCTGGAAGCTTGAGCAGGTCACGAAAGCGTGCTTCGCCGACGGTCATATCTCCTCCTCATACGTCTACCTGACGCCCGAGCAATACCACGAAAAAATGGTCGATCAGGCCTTCACCAAGGTGGAGCAGGCAGCTGATGCTGGGACTCTCATTCATGCCGCGCTGGACTTAGCATTCCAAGGCGCTGAGTGGGATCACGATCAGCAGGTCTTCCTGCCTGAAACTGGATCGGTCGAACCCATGAGCACATTTATCCTGCCCACCCTCGGATGGCTCACTGCCAACGAGGTCGTGGCCACCGGATACGAGCAGGTCGTGGTCAACGACAAGGAAGGCTACGCTGGCACAGCTGACCTGCCCTACACCCGGCGCAGTGCAGTGGGTGTAGGTGACTACAAGACCCGCAAGACCAAGGTCGGAATGCCCGTGAAGGCCTACGACACGCAAGCGATGCAGATCGCCTCCTACCTCGCAGGATTGAATGACAATGTCATCCCAGAGGGTGCCGAGGGGTTCAACTTGTTCATCTCCACCACCGAACCGGGCCGTATCGAGGCAGTCTGGTATAACCAATCTGAACTCCAGAAAGCATGGGAGGCATTCAAGGCCTGCTGTGCAATCTGGCGCTTCCAGAAAAACTACGATCCTCGGATCACTTAATCCCCCGCACAGGCGGAACAACAACCCATAAAATGAAGATCCTAAAAGTAATCCGTGATAATAATTTCGTGCAAATCAAGCACGAGGTTCAAGGCTATCAAGCCGTCGAAGAACGCGACATCAAAGCGCATGAGGCTCCCCTCAAATCGTTTGACGATGCACTACAGGCACTCGCCCCTGTCGTCGTCAAATTGCTGGAGTATCCACCATCCAGCAGCTCAACCATCGTGATCAAAAGCATCTCGGTGTCCCACACCACCAAGGGCACTCGCTCCGTGGGCATCAGCTTCCGAAAGAAGCTCAACGCAACTGGCAACTATCACCCCATGAGCACCCCAATGGTGCAGTTCGATGACGCAGCTGAAGGAGAGGGCAACCGCAAGGAAGTCCACGCATCCCATGCGGCACTGATCGACCTGTCTATCGCTGAGGCCATCCGGTATTCCGAGGGTGAGCGTCAGCAGGCCTTGCTACCTCTCGACGATGTCGGAAGTCCGGTCTCGCCAGCTGATGGGGACGAGCTGCGTTACGATACCGCCCCTGCCGGCGATGATGGAGAGGACAACGTCGAGAAGTTCCCTCCTGCCAAGAAGAAGGCACCTGCCAAGAAGAAGGCACCTGCCAAGAAGACCATCGCTAAAGCCTAACCCTTAAACGCTCCCCGGGTGCGTCAACCCGGGCCTTTTTCTTTTATGTCTACTACCCACCTCCCAATCGAACGCCGTCTCTTCATTTCCCAAGCTAGTGGATGGAGTGACTTCAGGCAAATCGGTGATCGCCTCTTTGGCGTCCCCCCCGGTCATGTCCCGCTTAACGAGTGCGACAAGTTCCGACTCGTCCCAGACTACGACGTGGATCTCGATGCCTGCCATGCGGCCGAGAACCTGATGAAGGAGTCCCTCGGTGATGCCTACGCTATCACCCTGCGGATGGTTATCCGTGAGCGTTACCGGAAGGTGAACAAACCCCATTCGAGCGTCCCAGCATGGCGCAACTACAGCGCCACCGCTTCTGAGCGGACCGAAGCAATCTGCCGCCACCTCCAACCCAACCCCCAGTAATCATCATGTCCCAGACCCTAGGCCAGTTCGTCGAGTCGGCCATCTTCGACGCCAAGAAAGCGGGCAAGCAATTCCCCCGGGGAGTGTTCGCCCTTGAAGTAGACAAGCTCCATGCCGCTTGGCTGGTTCAGGACCAGTTCAAACTCGAGGAGGATTGGCCCAAGAATAAGTTCCCCCCCCCGCACGAAGCAGTGACGCAATACGCGCAGAGCATTGGCTACCCGCTCGACGGTCGATCATTCTGCGACTCCTACGGTCAAAAGGGCTGGTTAGTTGGCAAGGCCAAGATGAAGGACTGGCAAGCCGCCGTGCGTAATTGGAAATCAAACACGTGGGGCGTGCTCATCACTGCCTCCAGAGCTGCCGACAACAACAACCAAGCCCGCGACTACACCCAAGTATGACCACCGAAATCACTATCGATCCTGAGGCAGAAGAAAAAGTTCTGGCACTACGAAATCAGCGTGATGCCTTCCGCGAAGCTAAGCCCAACTGCGACCGAGTCGTCTTCATCCCGGGTGGTGGCAGCATCCCACACTGTGGAGTCGCTGACATTAACGAGGTTGGCGGACTCAACATGTTCCACTTGGCTGAACTCCACCGGAACCCTGACCACCCCATGAATGAGGTAATCGACGGGGAGTGCTCGCAGGGATGTGGGACCAAGTTACGGATGTCCCGCTTCTGGATGCCTAAGACAGCTTGCGATGAGTGCCGGGCCAAGGCCATCGAGGATGCCATGAACGATGAATGCAGAAAGGAATGGGAGCGTGTATGCCCGAAGCAACTACGTGACACCGACTCCAACCACCCGGGCTTCCCTAAGCATATCTATCGCGAGAACATCGGCTACGATGGGAACAGCAGCCTCTTCCTGTTTGGCCCCACAGGGTCAGGGAAATCACGCTGTGGTTCCCTCCTGATGAAGCGGGCATTGATGAAGCGCAAGACGGTTAACTTTCTATGGCCGGAAGAGCTGAAGGCCTATGCCAAAAGCAACAACGAGCGCCTCAAGTTCATCCGCGAATACGGATCAACCAATGTGCTGCTCATGGATGATGCGCTGCTGACTGGCGCTCAGGACGAACGCATCGCTGACTTTTTGAAAGACCTCATCGACTTCATGCAGCGCCACGGAAACCAGATGATCATCACCAGCCAGATCGGTGGCGAAGATTACGAAGAGCAGGCCAACAAATTCGGCAACATCACCAAGACCGACCGGGAGCGCATCGATGCCCTGATGCGCCGGATCCGTGAATCATTTAAGGTCATCCCCTTCGTCGCCTCATCTGCACCTGAAAACAAGGAGATGTTCTGATGAGTAAATCCACCAAAAGCGTGAAGGTCAAAGCGGTGCCGGGTGAGATCCTGCGCTACCAAGTCGAGAGCTGGGGCCGGGCCGATCTCCACCACATCGTTGACCTCATGGAGCAAGGCGGAAACGGGGAATGCGGTTGCACCGACTTCAGGATGCAATGCACGACCAACTGGAAGGAGAACGGGGGCGCGTGGGTGCTCTACGGTTTCCCGGGTCACCCTGATCCTAAGCGCACCCAATGCAGGCACATCTACTGCGCCCGCATGAAGTTCACCAACGACACTCTCAAGCTCCTGTCCAAACAGCAGGCGCAACCCCAGTCATGAGCAAAGGTGTCGGTCGGATCTGCTCATTCTACCCTGACCCCAACATGGTCAAGCAGTGCGTGGTGCAACCCGGCGCTCAGCGCCTCACCGGGGTCGTCACCGAATGCGTCAAGGCTCCTCCTCCTAAAGGATGGAAGCGCCCAGACTTTACTCTAACTGTGCGTGGCAAATCCGGTCGCACCGTCACCATCAGCCTCATCGAAAACTACGCCCAGTTCCACGCAACGTGGCCTGCATCATCCCAATCCAAATGACTACTCCGATCCAAACATTAACCAACGCCGAAATCATCGCAGAGATGTGCCGATTGTTGCGCCTCCTATCCAAGCGGGCCGACGCCGCCATGCCGGTCCATTCTCCCGATCGCTCCGCGAACAAATTGATCCTTATACAACAGGCGATTTGCGACGTGTTACGCACTCCGATCGCGGTCATGTCATCCCGAGCCCGACCTGACAACTACGTCCAAGCACGGCACATCGCGATGTTCCTGAGCCGCGAGCTGACCGAATACTCCATGCAAGATATAGCCAAATCGTTTCGCCCGACAATGAACCACTCCACGATCACTCATGGCCACAGAGCGTGCCTCGATCGCATGATGCACGTCAAAGGATTTGAGTCGCTTGTCGATGCCTGCAAACAACGGGCGCTGAAGCTAATCGACAACGCCGGCCTCCCCCTCTTCCAGCAATCGTTGTGAAAAACATTAAATCCCTATTCCCAAATGCCTCCCCTTCCTTCCTCAAACTCAACGGTCTTCCGGATGACGTGCCAACACCGAGTCCCAAGCCTAAACGCGCTGTTCGCTCTAAACCATTGGGGGCGACTAAAGTTAAAAAAAGAGATTCAAGCTTCTATGTTGTCCGGATTAAAAGCTTCCGAGTCCGATTGCTCGACACAGACAACCTCATTCCGAAGTGGCATGTTGATGCCCTCCGCTACGCTGGAATCATACCTGATGACTCGCCGGAGCTTGCCGACATCACGACGACACAAGAAAAAGTCGCCACCAAAGCCGAAGAGCGCACCGAAATCGAAATCACGCGACACCTAGAACGCCCGGCACTGTGATCACATGCATCCCAAACGTCAGGCGGCTCTATTGCTCCTTTTTCGGTCATGCAAAGCAGCACGTAATCGACACCTACCCATCCCCAACCCAAGTTCCCGCCTATCCCCGGGCCGAAACCGTGAAGGTCTTGTGCCCTCGATGTCGGCTCATCTACATCACCAAAGTGTTCACCCTCCATCCCCCATCAAAATAAGAACCAAATGAACCCTAACCTAATAGACCTCCTACAGCGCGTCCAAACTGGCCACGCGACCTGTATGTTTGCGGCGAAAGAGATCGAAGCCAATGAGGAAAAACTCCTCGGCCTAATTGAATCGGCTGCAAACCGGCTCGAAACGATACAGGAAACCGACACCACTGGGCTACAACTGGCCGCCGACATTAAGCGCCTTCGCGCAGTGTTTCGGTCTGCGAACAACACTATGAGACACGGGCCTGACGCGCCCGAAAACAAAAGCGGCGAACCACCGTTGTCTCGATAATCTGGTTCAACTTTTTTACTATGAAACCGATACTCAAATACGATGGTGACCGCGCCGAATCAGCGGCGTGCCTTTTAACAGACCTCGACGAGTTCGATGGGGAGTCTGCCGACGCCCAACGCATGATCGAAGAAGCGATGGCCTGCGAGGTTCAGCGAGTGCTCAAACGGATAACCCGGCACACGGAAAACGAAGGCGTCTACGGATGGAGGGTAGTGTTCGATTACGATAACATCCATGACGGGGCGCGGATTCTTGACGGAGACGGCCACTCGATGGCGGAGTGTTATGAGAAGGGCGAGCCGGACGATCAATTCGTGAGGGCGATAGACTCACTCATTCGCGGCCCGTTGAACAACGAGGTCAGACGCGACCCGTCGAAGGCTTAAAACCTCAACCAACCAATAAAAATGTCATACCAAAATAAAATGTCAGAAGCCGGACAGCGAGGGTCGTTGTCTGAAGTGGTTTGTTATGCTC